CGCACCTGAAAGCCAAGGCGGCGTGGCCGGGGCGTTCTATCCGCCTGCGGCTACTGTTCGCGATCTTGAAGCGGAGGGCATTCTACCGATCTCCGTCTCGCAATCCTACGGATCGGCACAGCTCTCGCAGACAACTGCTTTAATCGATCTGCAGACCAAGTACCGCAAGCTGCGTAATGACCTAGACGGCATTCAAGAGGTGGTCGCAAGCCTACTAAAGAGGGCGCAATCGTGAGCGCACTGGCAAAAAAGTTTATCGTGCTTTGGACTGTGGCTGGCGGCCCGGAGCTGGTGGCCGAGCACACGTTCCACCCCACCCGCAAATGGCGTTTCGACTTTGCCTGTAAATCCGCCCGCTGTGCGATCGAGCTGGACGGTGGGGCGTTCCTACCGTTTGGCGGCCGGCACGGGCGAGGCATGGGGATGGTGAAAGATTGCGAAAAGTATCGTGCAGCAGCCGACCTGGGCTGGCGCATCTGGCGTTTCACAACCAAGTGCCTGACGGCTGAAGCAGTGGCGATGACTGCCAAGTCATTCCGCCTGTCGATGAAGGAAAAAAAATGAGCGAACCAAAAGAGCAAGCCGAATTTAACAACGAAAAGCCGGACTACGAGTACGACGTCTATGAGCGGGAGAGGGCTGACTCTGAATATGAGAATCAGCGTTTCGCGGATTACTACGGCAACAATCGTCGGGGCTGATTATGACCGACCTGACGAAATTCCGCCTAATCGAGAACATCGAAGTGATGGCCTGTCGCAACTCAGCCGAGCGAGTTGTGAAAGCAGTGAATCGTGGCGATCTGGCACAAGCCAAAGACTTGGCCCGCAAACATGAAATCGCGTGGCACTTGGCCGACCGTGAGTTCCAAGACCTTAATCAACCGCACCGAAACAACGACTTTTGCGATGACGAATAATCGCAAATTCAAGAAACAAAAACAAAGAAACAATAAACAAGAAAGGGAAATCCTAATATGCCAATAGTAGCAAGCAGAGGGGGAACATACACCCCCGCACCGGAAGGGAATCACGACGCAGTGTTCTGCGACGTTGAGGATCTCGGCGTCGTGGAAACGCAGTACGGAAAGAAGCATCAGATCCGCCTGGTATGGCAGATCGCTGAGAAGATGGAGGACGGGCGGCCGTTCACCATCGGCCGGCGTTACGGACTGAGCCTGCATGAGAAGGCGGCTCTGTTTAAAGATCTGAAATCCTACGCCAAAAAGGCGCCACCGCAGAATCTGGATCTGGAAACCTTAATCGGTAAGCCGTGCCAGATCCTCGTGACACATGCGGAGCGTGATGGCTCTACATACGCCAATGTGCAGGCGGTACTGCCTGCTGGAGCGAACAAAGTGAAAGTCGACAAAGACTTCGTCAGGAAATGCAATCGCCCTGGCGCACCGAAACCAGCCGTCGTCGAGTTAGATGCCGACGGGACTCCCGTGCCGTTCTGAGCACTTGGCCGGGGTGGGCAATCCCCACCTCGGCCAGAAAGACCCCCTATGGAAATCCTAACATTGATAGTTCAAATCGTATTCCCAACCACAGCAGTCGTGCTGGCTCTTATGACCATGCGATTGATTAAGGACTGGCAGTAATGGCTGCGCTTATTGCCACGGCGCAGGCCGAAAACTCGCACTACTACACCCGCTTGGGTGAGCCGGTTCACGGCACACTGCGAGAGGCTAGAAAGGTTAACGCTTTGCCGAGCGTGACTAACGGCATGAGCATTCTTGCAAAGCCTGGGCTAATTTATTATTTACAAGAAACCGCCATTCTTTCAGCTATTTCTTTGCCTAAACTAGAAGATGAAATCGAGAGTGATTTTGTTAAAAGGGTAGTGCTAGACACACGCAAAGAAGTTGAAGCAGCAGCACAGCGGGGAACATACACACACAGCCTTTGCGAAATCCTTGCAGACGGAGGAGACAGGCCATCGGATCTTCGCAAGGGATTTGAGCCACATTGGGAAAGCCTCAAGAACTGGTTTTCAAAGGTTCACAAAATTCACTCATCCGAACAGGTGCTAGTAAATGAAGAGGTTGGATACGCAGGGCGAGTGGATCTGATCGCGGAGATTGTAACTACAGACGGGCCACGGGTTGAGGTGATCGATTTTAAGACGCGGAAATTTAAGAAGGACAAAAAGGGCAACGCAAAGGCGGATAGTTACAGCACAGATCTTTACCAGTTAGCGGCCTACTGCTTTGCACACTTCGACGAGCCGACATGGTGCCGGAACGTATATATCGAGCCGGTTACGGGAGAGATTGGCGAGAAAGAGTGGAGTCCAGAGGAAGTCGAGGCCGCGTTTGAAGTGTTCAAGGCCATCTGCGTCATCTGGCAGGCCGAGAAAAAATACAACCCAACGGGAGAGACAAAATGATCGAGATCCTACCCGAACAATCAACCCACGAGCAGTTGCTGAACCGCGTGCGTTCGTTGGCCCGTGAGCTGGCGGAGGCAAAGGCTGCGCTGGCGGCTGCTGAAGGACGCGAGAACGATCTGATTGATCGGATGAGGCCGGGGCTATGAGGACGCTGCTTTCGTTCATCGCCCTGCTTGGCTTTACAACCACAAAGCTGAGTAACGCTCTCATCGACTTGCGCCCGATCGCCAAAAAGATCGACGTTAAGAAAATCAAGGTGCGTATCACTGGCTATTGGCCCGGAGAGGATGAGTGGAGCAGCCGCTATCAATCGAGCACTGGCACTAGGTTGCGTGCTGGCCGTCACTGCGCCGTCGATCCCGACATCATTCCGCTGTGGTCAAAGATCCGCGTGATGGGCGGGAAGCGGGAGTGGGTGGCCGTAGATACTGGTACTGCCGTTAAGAGCAAAAAGGCGAGCGGCGGAAAGTTGCCCGTTGTGGACGTGTTTGCCGCAAGTGAGAAGCAGTTTAACGCGATGCGATTACCAAAAGTCGCGATGGTGGAGGTGATGAAGTGAGTACGACAGCCGCTAGGCACGCATCAAAACGTAATCGGGCTGCGGGCCTTGGCGACACACGGCCGACGTTCCGCCGCCTAGGCGTGATCGCTGGAATGCTGCGCCGAGATCTGACGCTGCCGAGCTGTGCCAGGTTGGGCGTGAAACTGGAATGCAGTTACAAAACCATTCAGCGGGACATCGATCTGCTGCGTGACTTCTTTGGTTATCCCCTGCAATACGACGCCAGCAAGTACCACTACAAACTGGCAGGGCCGCTGCCTAAGGCGGTACTGTGAGCTTGCAGGATCTTCTGGCCATGTTCTCCGCTCGCGTCATCGGGACTTACACGCCGGAGCAGTACGCCGACTGTGTGCGAGAGGCTCGTGCCAATCGCCACAGGTGGGGAATGGGGCAGTGGTGAATATGTCTTTAGCTTATGTGTATGGCACAAATCATTCCTGCGTATTTAAATCTGGCGACGGATCTTTGGATGTTTTCGAGGATGAACATGGATTTGCCATGACTGTATGTTCAAATGAAACCGAAAAGATTAAGGCAATGGGTGCAGGTCTTTTCTGGATGGTTGCTTTTCATCACGCAGTTATCAGGGACAAGGTCGATGCACAGAGTTTGCATAAAACCATGATGCAAATTCCTGAATTTAGAAATCATTGCGCTTGCGACATCCCTTTTATGGAGAAATACGAAAATTTATGAGCGTTAAGCGTTTAACCTGGCATCTGGCCGTGCTCGAACGAGCGAAGAAGAATTTGCTGAAGAAGCAGTACGATGCAGTGAGCACCCGGCTGGATCTGGCCGTTCTTATGGCCACGGAAATGCTTAAGCAGGCCGAGGGCTATAAGGCCAAGGCGATGGAGGCCAAAAAATGAAACTGCTTTCAATCTTGTTCTATTACTTGGGAGACATGGTCAGCCACACGATCGCCCGGTGGAGCTGGGGAGGGTGGCTGTATCAGCGGTTGATGCTGTTGTCTGTCGATTGCGACAAGAACTTTGAAATTTGGAAAGAAGTGAAGCCACTCAAAAAGAGGAGTAAACGCAAATGAAGGATCTAGGCAAAATTACTTTTGGCAAAGCACGGCCTGCGCCCAAGCAAGTTTTAGTCGACGTAACCTATGATGCCAAGACGGCCAAGGCGTTGCACACATTTGGGCTGAAGCAGCTAAAGAAAGACCCCGAAGCTGTGATTGAGTATGTGATCGTCAAGGCGCTGGGGGCATTTGCTAAAAAATGATCGCACCTTTACCACCCGCAATCGAAGCCATCCATCGCAACGGAGCCGCTGAAGGCGAGCGCAACACGCAACTTTTCAAGCTGGCCTGCCAATGGCGTGATCAAGGGCTGACTGAGTTCGATGCAACCACTAACGCAGAGGAGTGGGCGTTTAAAGTAGGGCTGTCGCAGAACGAGGCCGTCAGTGCGGTTAGATCCGCGTTTAGCAAGCCAGCTAGGGAGGCGTGGAGGCCGAAGGCCAAGTATGCTTATCAGAACGGGGCGATCGTGCGTGAGGATCTGCCGGTGCCGCCTATGCCCATCAGCGTGGAGAGTGGGCCGGTCGATAAGTTTCTGACTACCTGCTTTGACGTAGGCGATCAGATTAACATCTGCCGATCAATTAAGGATGGAGATCGCGAGCGGCCGGACGGAGCTGGCGAGACGCGAAGTCGTGAAGAATGGCTAGAGCTGTTTAAGGCCGACGGGTTGAAGGAATGGCAAGGGGATGCAGTAGGCGTGTATGTGTCGATAAACGCTAACAACGGAAAGAATCGAAAAGCGGAGTCGATCGTGAAGTACCGCCACTGCCTAATTGAGTTTGATGAAAGCACTATGGCTGAACAGTGGGCGATCATTAAGCGCAGTGGGTTGCCTACGTCGTCCATCATTAAGAGCGGATCGCGTAGCCTGCATGCATGGGTGGAGATTAGGGCAGCGAATGCCAAGGAATTTGCTGAACGAGTGGACTTTATTTATAAGCATTTAGAGCACTCTAAACCCGATCCTGCCAACAAGGACGCAGGCCGGTTGTCGCGGTTGCCTGGTGCGATGAGGACGGCCACAGGCTTACAGCAGGAGTTAGTCGAGTGTGGTGCACCCACGCTGACTTACATTGAATGGCAGGAGCGCACGATTTACGGAGATATTCCTGAGCCTTACAAGTGGAACGATTTGCTTAATTTTAAGGAAATTGAAGATCCTACCCAGCTACTAGGCAAACGCTGGATCTGCCGTGGCGGATCGGCGTTGTGGGTTGGCAGCAGTGGCCTTGGTAAGAGCGTGCTTTGTATGCAGGCCGCAATCACTTGGGCGATCGCTGAGTCGTTCTTTGGAATCAATCCGCACGGCAACGGGCTGAAGTCGCTAATTATTCAGGCTGAGAACGACGAGGGAGACGTGGCGGAATCAATCCAAGGCGTGTTTAAAGCGATGAACCTTACCGAAAAGCAGAAGGCGTTAGTGATGGCTAACGTGACGATCGTTAGGGATTGCACATCTACCGGGGAGAAGTTTGTGGATCGCGTACGTCGCTTAGTAGAAAAGCATAAGCCTGACCTAGTGTGGATTGATCCCTTGTTGGCGTTTATTGGTGGCGATCTGTCTAGCCAGGAGACGGCAAGTGCGTTCCTACGCAATATGCTTAATCCGCTATCCTTGTCGGCCGGGTTTGCCTGGATGCTCATCCACCATACCCCGAAGCCAGTACGTGAAGGAAACGGATATCAAGGTGCCGACAAGGCATACAGTGGTTTTGGCTCAAGCGAGCTGACGAATTGGGCGAGGAGCGTATTAACCCTAGCGCCATGTGGTGACGATGCCGATGGTAAGCGGATTTATAGGCTTGAGGTAACCAAGCGCGGTAAACGGTCTAATCTCAATTCTAAAGGCATTATAGCGCAAAATTCTGTTCAGCCGCACGTTAACTTGCGTCACAGCGATGTAGGGCTGGCATGGATTGAGGCTGATGAACCAGAACGAAAGACGGCTGGTAGGCCGGAGATTGTGGTTAATTTTGAGGATTACAAAAAGGCCATATCAAAAGGAATTAGTGCTGGCGATTTGCAAAGCTATATCCGCAACAAATCTAAGGTTGGGCATACAAAAAGCCGCGACTTGACGGCGGCTTGGGAGCAAGAGGGTCTGATTAAAAATACAGGCACTGAAAAGGCTAAAAAATACGTACTAAATGAGGATCAAAAATGAGCCTAAAAAACCTATCACCACTTATTCATGTTCTATCACCGTTAATTGGTAGAACTCCTATTGATGGATATCCCCCCTTTAAGGGGATATCCATTGATAGGGTTCATAGTTTCCATCCATTGACCATCGATAGGGGCGATTTCCGTTCATTATGATGGATCAAGAAATGATCGAAAAGATGCCGGGGAAAAACACTCACCCGGCGATGATGATCGATAGCCTGCGGGACTTGGTAAACGAAGCTTATGCGACGATTACGGTAAGCACATGCGGGATCACCAATACGGTCAATGTGATCGAGTACCTAATGGCCAAGGCTCCAGAACATCCAGCAATGCAAAACATGACCGATACGCTGGATCACAGCATTCTGGCGATCGTTTTGAACCGCTCTACCGAATCTATGACCAGCCTTGCCAAGCGGTTCAAGATAACCAAGCAGGCCGTTAGTAAAAAGGCTTTGGACGTATCGGACAGGCTTGGGATTAGGTTTAGGGCAGGCAAGAGCGAGTCGGCCAGAAAGTCTTACGAACAGCGGGCAAGGCGTCATCACGACAAGCGTCGACGTGAAACGCCTAAATTTAAAATCGGCGCACTAATGAAAGGGGTGAAATGCAAACACTCAAACAGATAGTCAAGGAACTCAATACAAGGCGCGAGGAAACGCTTACAGCCGTCGGCGAGGTGATCAGCCTAGCCGCAATGGCAGGCAGCGTAATAGCCAAAGCTAGGAGCAATGGTGATGATCTAGGCAAGTTGCTGGAATCTGCCGGACTAACCGACGAGCAAGGCAAGCGGTTGGAACGTGTGGCCGCACATCAGCACAAGCTGGCGAGCGGCGAGCCAGGTGTGGTTAGGCAGATCATGCTGTGGGCTGAGATGCTGCCAGATCCAATCACGACCAGCACACCGACTGAGCCTAAGTCATTCCTGTGGCCAGTGATCAAAGTTAGTCAGTGGCTAACGAACAAGGGTATGCGGTACGTGAAGCAGAACGAGGGACTGCGCAGCCAGTTTCTGACCGAAGCGGAGCCTATTGTGCGGGCCTATAAGGAGCTTGGCGGGCGTGCATAAGGAATCTTTTAGCTGGAAGCAAATCGGGGTGGCATCGACTGCCGTCGATTTCTTGAGTGTCGTCCCGTAGTAGTTATGTCTTATGGCTAGACCAGTAAATCACGACGTGAAGAGGGCCATGGCGGCCACGGGCAAATCCCGTGCGACCGTCTACCTTCAGCGCAAGAAGGCGGAAGCGCAGCCGCTCGTGAAAGCCAAAGGCGGGGGATTGGACGTCGAGATCCAGAGGCTTGAGGATCTGGCGGCCAGCCTTGGGGAGTCAGCAAAGGACGACACGCGGGCAGACCGCTCCGAGCTGATCAGTAACTACACGAAGCTGGTCGAGGCATTGCGCCGAATGAAGGGCGACCGGCCTGATATCGATCAAGCGGAGGGCACGATGGTGCCAGTAGATGAGGCCGATAAGATTTTGGCCGCAAGGGATAACGCACTAATCCCGCTACTCAAAGGAATGGCAAAGAGGTTGGCCCCGATCTGCGCTAATAGGCCAGCGGTTGAGGTAGAGGCAGAGGTCGAGAACGAAGTGGGGCAGATCATGCGACAGGTAGAGGCGGCACTGTGACCAAAGCGCAGTCGGAGCTGCATCGAAGGGCGCGACTGCGTTGGCACTACGAAAAGCCGCCAGGGGTGATTGAGTGGGCGGAGAAAAACATTCAACTGGATAGCAGGCTTACGGCTCGCCCCGGCCTTTACAGCACAACGTGGACGCCTTACGTGCGGGGCGTGCTGGAAGCATTGGCCGATCCTGGCGTGCATACCGTCACACTTTGCTGGGGATCACAAACAGGCAAGACGCTGACGCTTGCGGTATGGCTTGCGTACAGAATTGCAAACGATCCGGCCCCCGCGTTGCTGGTTATGCCAAACGCGGATCTGGCTAGGTCGTACAGCGAGACGCGGCTGGCTCCACTGTTCCAGAAGTGCAAGCCAGTAAAGGCACTTTTCCCGGTAGATATGAACGATTTTAAGATCATGGAAATGCAGTTTGCGACCTGCACGCTCTCTCTTGTTGGTTCAAATAGCCCAGCTAATCTTAGTTCACGCCCGATCTGCATTGCCGTTTTGGATGAGCTGGACTCTTTCGCCCCACCATCCGAAAAGGACGCGGCCGCTTACTCTCTGGCGTTGGAGCGAACAAAATCTTTTCCGCAACGTAAGCACGTTCTTACGAGCACCCCGACGCTCTCTACCGGCGATATCTGGATTAACTATCAGGCAGGATCGCAAGAGACTTTCCACGTCCCGTGCCATGCGTGCGGAGAATTGCAAGCGATGGAGTTCGGGCAGATAAGGTGGGATGAGACGGCACGATCAGAAGATGGCAAATGGGACATGCGCAAGGTTACCGAAACCGCTACTTACCATTGCACAAAGTGCGACGCCAAGTGGAGCGAGCGAAACCGCAGGCAATCGATAGAAAAGGGCAAGTGGGTTGCGGGCAATCCGAACGCTGAAATAGGGCGCAGATCTTTCCGCCTGCCTTCGTGGTACTCCAGCACGCTCGGATTTGCTGACGCAGCTAAAAAGTTCCTGACTGAAAAGCACTATCTGCACGGGTTGCAAGGGTTCGTGAACGGGTGGAGTGCGATGCCGTGGGAGGATCAATTCGACGATGATGAGCTGAACAGCATCCCGCCCGGAGCGTTCGCAAAGAAGCAAGAGTGGGAGGCCGACCACATCAAACTAGCGGCGATCGATAGACAGATCGACGGTTACTGGTTCGTGGTGCGGGCGTTTGGCAGGGATGGATCGAGCCGACTAATTGAGGAGGGGCACAGACGAACGATCGAGGATATCACTCAAAGCCTACAAGACTTAGGGGTTAAGCCTCGGCATACTTGTTGTGATAGCGGTTACGAATCAGCCGACACTTACCGAATATGCGCTCGCTACGGTTTTATTGCGATTAAGGGTGAGGATCGACCACATTATCTAATCGAGAGCGGCGGGACTCGCATTAAAAGCGTACACAGTTCAGAGCAGTTAACAGACGCAGGCTGCCATCTGCTCCTACTCAGCTCGCCGGCGTGCCAGGATCTGCTCGCTTGGTTGCGACGCGGGCAGGGGCCGATGTGGGAAGTGGCGCACGACGTAAGCCCAGATTACCGGGAGCACATGGCCAGCCATAGAAAGGCCCATCGCATTAACCGCAAAACGGGCAAAGACGTGTATGAGTGGATTCGGATCAAAAGCCGTCAGGATCATTTATACGATTGCGAAACATACCTGGCTGGTCTTGCCGTTTATGGGAAGGTGATTGCCGCAGAGGCGACGCTTACGCAGGTGTGATTGACACGATTTTGGCGATGTGGAGCGAGGTCTGCTTTTTTCCCTTTGGATACAGTCGGCAAAAGATCCGGTTGCGACACGTCTTGCACTTGAAGCAATCGCCGCAAATCAATACAGCACCTTTAATAACGGAGGTCGCGTGATGGTTAGCGCATCTGTTGCGGGCAAGTCTTTCAGCTATCAAATGCAACCAGGCGTCAATCCGTCCAACATTGCCCAAGCGGCTTACGAGCTTTGGACAAAGGTCAAAGATTTCACCACCTCGGCCGAACTCGAAAACTTCCTTACAAAATCAAACGGGCAGATGAGCTACCCTAACTTTGGCGCTATGTCGCCCATCAATCCATGAGCTTGGGTTCTTGGTTTGGCCGCATCGTTCGGGCGGGTGCTGAGGACTACACAAAACGGCAGCACATCTACGTAACTCCGCAGGACACTCGCACCGACGTCTCTAATCAAAGCCGCAAGCAAGTTCTAGGGCTGGCGCGGTACTGGTTCTATAACAGCCCCGTAGTCCGTGGTGCGATCGATTGCATGGTTCGCAATTCGATTGGCCCTGGCATCAAAATGCAATCCCGCACAAGCGACGAGGGGTGGAACAAGGCGACCGAGGAATGGCTAGAAAATTGGGGCCGTGCTTGTGATATCCGTGGCCTTTTGGATTGGAGCACCATTCAGCAAATCGCCACCCGCACTTGCTTGCGTGATAACGAAGTCTTTATTTTGCTAACTGATAACGGCGACGGCTGGCCAATGCTTCAGATGGTCGAGGCGCACCGTTGCGAAACACCTGACTACCTCATGGGCGAAAAGCGGGTAATCGATGGAGTGCGGGTGAATGCGCAAGGCCGCCCGCTGTCCTACTACATCAACACCGGCGACGCGGATAAGTATTCAGAGATTCAAGCCCCCGATCTAATCGTACTGGCAGAACGCGATAGAGCTGACGAGCTGCGCAGCCTTTCACGGTTAGTCACATGCTTAAACCTAATCCAAGATCGCGAAGAGATTTTGAGCAACACGATGGTCAGCGTGAAACGATCGAGCGCGATTGGCTTGGCCTTGGAAGGCGAGGGCAGCGCGGGATTCTTTGGGCCTGAGTCAACAAACTCCGAAGGCATCACAACTGATCGCGTGTTTGGGTCGGGCGCAATCTGGAACGTTCCAAACGGTCGCAAGATTCGCGAGATTAAAGACGATCGGCCTAGCCCGAACTTGACCGAGTTTATGGATCAGTTTTTGCGAGCCGTGGCCTCTGGCCTTGGCTTGCCTTACGAGTATCTGTGGAAAGCTGACTTGTCTGGCCCATCGCAGAGATTCGTCCTGGCACAAGCCCAGCGCAGATTTGATGAGATTTCGCAAACCGTAATCAATCAGCTTGTCTCTAGGGTTCGCCTTTGGGCACTAGCCAAGGCAATCAAGCGCGGTGATCTGACTCCTCCGCGTGGGATGGATCAATGGTGGAAAGCTACCTACCACACGCCACGGCAAACCACCATTGACGCAGGGAGAGATTCTGCGGCTGACCGGGAGGATTTGAAGCTTGGCCTAACCTCCTACGCATCCATATACGCCTCCAGAGGAGAGTTTTGGCAGGATGCGATTGATCAGAAGATTGCGGAGCAAGCCTACATCAGATCAAAGTGCGAAGCCGCCGGGATTCCCGTTAGCGAGGTGCAATTTATTCCAAACCAACCGCAAGCCCAGCCAGCCGTGACTCCTCCCAGCGCAGCCCCGGCAGATGAAGTGCCAGCACAGGCTCCCGTGCCAGAACTTTCCGCGCCTTCTGAAACTGTAACTCTGGCTGCTCCAGTCGAGATTGCGCCCCAGCCTGTAGCCAAGACCGCAACCTTTACCATGAAGGACGACGCCGATTTTAACCTATCCTCCAAAGAACTGGATATGGTGGCCAAAAGCCTTGGCCTCAAAGACAAAAAGCCTCGCAAAAAGAAATCGAGTTGACGCGGTTTGGCCGATATGGCCGAAAAGAAATTTAAAGGGATTAGCGTCATCACTGCTGGCCCAGCTTTAGGGCACGGAATGGTGATCGATGCGGAAACTCTCACTCAGGTAGTCGAGAGAGGTAACGAAGCAGGGCAGGTAAAGGTACTCAGCGACCACAGCTCCAGCATCTCAAACATTATCGGATACCTTGAAAACTTTAGCCTAGATGGCGGCCGTGTCCGTGCTGACTTAACCCTCTTTGAAAGCCACGACGGCTTTTCATACTTCAGCGAACTTATCAGCACCCTTCCTGGACAGATTGGGTTTTCCATTAGCTTTTCCGGCATACCACGAGAAGCGGCAGACGGAACGATGCTGGCCGATGTACAAAACCTATTCAGCGTTGACCTAGTTTTATCGCCCGCAGCGAACCCAACTGGAATTTTTCACGCACGGGTTGACAGCAATCAAAAAGCCATGGACAAAAACGTTCCGGCTCAAGAGGCCAAACTAGAAGCGTTGGCGGAAGCCGCGCCCGTTGCACCGGCGGCCCCGGTGGAAGAAGCGGTCAAAGCCGCTGAACCAACCCTCTCCGACATCAACAACAAGCTGGATGCCATCATGGCCATGCTGACGGCTAACGCGTCGAGCGAAGTGGTCGAAGAACCCATGGCTGCCAAGGTTGAAGAAACCAATCTTTCCGAACCCGAAGTTAAAGCGGAAGAAGTCAAAGGTGAAGAGCCTGCAGAAAAAGTAGAGGCCGAAGCCAAGATTGAAGAAGTGAAGTCAGAAGAGCCTGTGGCCAACGAGGCCGCTGCTTTGAAGGCAGAACTTTCCGCAAAAGTCATCGAGCTAGAAGCCTCCCGCGGCATTAAGCCAATCGAAGTAGAAACTTCCAAACAACTTTCTCGCACTGAATTGCTGGCGCAGTTCAATGCAGAAAAGAATCCCCGTCGTGCGGCGGAGATTTTTAAACAAATCAAGTTCGCACGATAACCCACAACAGGAGACACAAACACCATGGCTAACACACTCGGCAGCACGTCCAACGGCAAAGCCATTGCGCAACGCGCACTGACCACGCTGGTGGATTCCCTGCCTTTCCTAACCAAAGCGGTAACGGACTTCTCGGATGTCCCGGCCCGCATGAACGACACCATCACAACCCACCTCGTGACCGTAGGCACTGCTGGTGCTTATAGCGCGACGGCTGGCTACGTTGCCCAGGATCGCACTCAGACTGATGCTACCATCAGCTTGAGCAACTTGATCCACAGCACGTATGCGATCACGGACGCTGAGAAATACAGCTCCTCGATCGACCTGATCAACCGCTTTGCTTCCTCGGCAGCTTATGCCTTGGGCAAGAGCATGGTCGACAGCTTGATGGGCTTGGTCACCACAGCTTACAGCTCCACCCTCTCCGTTTCCGCCGGTGCTCTTACGTACCGTGGCGTCGTGAGCTTGGGCTATAGCTTGGATAACAACAAAGTTCCGTCGAACGATCGTTATGCGATCGTTTCCCCGGACAACAAAGCCAGCTTGCTCAACGATTCCAACATCGTTGCCAACGCTCAGATCCAAGGCGAAGCGGTGAAAACCGGTTCGGTTGGATTGGTTAACGGCATTGAGGTGTTCTCCTACACCGCGCTTCCCTCGGCAGTGTCCAAGGGTTTTGCGGCTCAGAAAGAAGCCCTCATCGTGGCAGCTCGCGTGCCCGAAGCCCTCGACAACTATCCTGGCAGCCAGGACGTAGTGACTGATCCTGAGAGCGGATTGTCCCTCTCTGTTCGTGAGTGGGTGAACCCCACCCTCGGAACCACCAACCGCAGCTACATCTTGCTGTTCGGCGTGGGACGCGGATCGACCAGCTCACTAGTTCGCTTGGTCTAAGTTACAGAATCATCCGGGTGGCTCGGACGCATCGGGGGGTGCGTCCGAGCTTTCCCACTTAAAAAAATGAAAACCCCCCTTGTCTCAATCGCCCTCATCGCCGGCCCCGGCGAGGGGGCGATTTTGCGTAGACTCATCGAGTCGTCCCGTGGCCTATGGGATCAGGTCGTAGTCGTGCCAGCAGTAGGCGCAAATGATGCGCACAGTGTGCGTCAATGCGCTCAGGAAGCCGCAGGAGAGGTTTTAGTGTGCGAGGAGTACCACAATAGCCCTGAGTTTAAGGATTGGCCTCATATCGATAATTTCGCAGCCGCTAGGAACAAGGCTTTCAACCTAGCCACGGGTAAGTATGTGATCTGGGCAGATTGCGACGACATCTTTGAAGCAGGTCAGGCAGCAGCCCATCGGCAAGCGATTATGGATAGGGAGGCGGGCAAGACTGAGTGGGATATTTTAGTAACCACCTACGACGTGCAGAACTCAGGAATGAGGAACAATCGCAGAGAGCGGATATTTCGCAGGATGAAAGACGGCAACCTCCCAGCCCATTGGGAACGACAGATCCACGAACGAGTCACGCCCGCAAAAGACACAAAGATCGCAGTAGCAGAGCACTTAAAAATCCTGCATGCCCCTAATGGGCCAAAGATATCCAGCGCAGAGCGCAACAAACGAATCATCGCCAGCCGGATCAACGGCATCGGCATGGAGTGGTACTACTTGGCGCAAGAGCACTTTCTAAAGAACGAATATCAGCAAGCCATCGGGCCTTGCCTGTTGGCGTTAGAGCATTCGGATCTCGGCCCAGCCGAGCGTTACCAGCTCCACACACAAGCCTCCATGATGCTTTCCGATCGTGCGAAGCGATTGGAGCATCTGGGCAAAGCCATTACACTTTCTCCGCTCCGCCGTGAGGCGCACGGTTTACTCGCGGCAGATCGAATGGATCACGGAGATTTCACATCCGCCTACCATCTTTTGAGAATGGTGGATTCAATGCCGCACACGAGCGATTGGAACCAGGAGAATCGTTGGTACAAACACTTGCCCCGGCAGTTCATGGCGCAATGCTTGCGGGCAAATAAACAAAACCTAGAGGCCGACGTTTTGGTCAGGGAAGGATTCCGATCAGCCTGGGGAAGAATCACCGTACTACACGTTGGCGAGCCAGAGGACTGCCTGCGCTCGCTCGCCCTCTACACAGACACGGCAGACGATCCTAACGCAATTCAGCACATGCTGATAACTCAACGCGGAAACAAGCAGGCCGATCGCCATCGGATCGTCCACTCTGCTGATGAAGCGATGGGAGCAGCGGCCGGGGATATCCTGCTCACCGTTACTTCTAAAGATGCGAAGATGCCCGGACTACGCTGGGATTTGGATCTGATTGAAAACGGAACTATCCCGCCAGGGGCGGATCGGTTGCCCGATCCTGTCGATCGCTTAAACCGCGTCATCGTTGGCTTAACTACCACGCCGAAACGAATTGGCACAATTTTGCCAACAATAAAAAGTCTGCTCAATCAATCGCGTGCAGCGGATCAGATCATTCTATCCGTGCCCGAAAAACTGGCGCGAACAGGGGAACGCTTTGGGGATATTCCAAAAGAGATACAAGAGCTGGCTGAAGCTGGTAAATTACAAATTCACCGCACGAAGGACTACGGGCCTGCGACCAAGTTTATCGGCCCGCTGGAAGTAGGCGGAAATCCTGACGATAAGATTTGCTGGCTGGATGACGACATTCTTTACAGCCCACGACTTTTGCAGACCCTCGCTGAAGAACTACACAACAGACCAAAAACGGCGATTGGAGTCTGCGGATTTTTTATGACGGGATCTACCGGCTACGCCATCGCCCCGGATCACGGCGGGAATGCGGAGATTCTGGAAGGATTCGGCGGCGTGATGTGCAGGCGTTCGGATATGCCGAAGGCCGACCTGTGGCCAGCCGTTGCGGCCAATGACTTTGCTGGGCTGACTCCCTTGGCTCGCGCCCGCTTCCTTGCGGATGATTACATGATCAGCACGGAACTGCGCAAGGCAGGCACTGCTACCATCGTCTGCAATACTTCAGATCTAAGTCGCACGAATGCCATAAAGATTCGCCAGGAGGGATTGGGGCCAGACGCACTACAAAACAACAAAGGAACTGGCGGCAACCTAGCTGCCTACGCACTTCTTAAAAATGCGTGACGAGGAGTGGCTAGATACGCACGTCCAACACTTGCTCGCCAAGTGCGGGCGCAGGCTTGCCGTCGATATCGGGGCAAACTTTGGAACTTGGTCAAATTTTCTAAAGCCTCTTTTCGATCGGGTGATTGCAGTCGAGCCAGACGATCGCTGCCCAGAGATTACGGGAACGGAATTTTATCGGATGGTAATTGGCAAAACGACAGGCGTTTGCACGCTATGGCTTTCGCACGAACCGCAACAGAATCACCTGGGCGAAACGCACCCGCTACACGGCACGGGAGGGCAACCGCTTGAAATTACCCAGCAAACCTTTGAGCAACTATGTGCGGGGCGAGTACCCGACTTTGTAAAAATAGACGTGGAAGGTGCGGAGGATTCTATTCTGGCGGGGATTGCAAATCCTGCCGCCTACTTAAAAACCTCATTCCTAATCGAAAGCCACGCCAAGGAAAGCGAGCTGGTTGCCATCCTTTCAAGATGGGGCAGGGAATACATAAAAATCCCGCATCCCGCACCATGCCCCGATCACTGCTGGATCGCTGTGCCTGCTTTGACATAAAAGGTTCAGCGTGACCGAGCTGGAACAACTTATGACCAGCGGCCTTTCCGATGCGATTGCCGCCGCACCCGTTACCGCATCTATTGGCGGGACAGTCGTCACGGGTTTTTATTCGCCTAACGAGCAGACAAGCCAGCTTGGCTACGGTGGAATGGTCGATCCGCAAGGCAGTGAATTTGTCTATGTGAGCGCAGGCGTGACGGCTCCCAGCCTAATGACCGTCATTACGGTTGCAGGAGTTCGCAAGAGGGTGGCGGGGATCAATAGCGACAGCGGGACGACAAGCCTTACGCTCATCACCCCGGAGGACGTGCGATGAGCCTGCGCCTTTCGTTTGAAAATAAATTGGCGTCATACCTTACTACCGTTAGCCCGTCTAAGCCTGCTGGCCTAAACATTCAAGCTGGGCACAAGATCAGCGAGCTAGATCTACCCGCTTTAGTAATTCACGCTGAGAGTGCGGAATCGATCGAGGACGGCCTACAAGGCAACACACGCAAGATTACTGTTCAAGCAACCGTGATGACTCCCGTGGATGATTCGCAAACCGTAGTAAGCCATACGGCCAGCTTCTTGTGGGCGGAGGCTAGGTTAAAAGATCGCGCATCAATAATTTCTGGAGTCACGGCTGGGGTAAGCGTGTTGGGCAGCTACATACAGGCGGAACGGACTGAAACAAACGAGAGGGCAATGGCAGACAGCATTACCGCAGTATTCTTTGTCGATCCTGCGTAGGATTGGTTGACAGCAACTAAAACAGCGTATGGCATATACCTACGGAACTCCGGCCAGCACTACTCTAAGCGAAACAGTCTCTACGACCTTTGAACGTGTATTCGTGCAAGGCGCAGACGGGAACGTGAAAAAAGGCTTCAAGAAATTCGCAGCGGGAGAAAAGAAGGTCGAAACCTACAGCACGACTCTCCCCACGCTTGCTTCTGGAACTATGGCGAACGGCGCTGTGGTGGCTTACGAATATCGCGAATCAAACACAGATCAACCCAGAGTGACAGAGACGCAGGCGTCTTGGTCAACAATCCCATAAGGAAATAATATGCCCATCGGAACAACAGTATCGGTTTCTGGATTAGTCGTGACGAATGCCACTCTTTCGGGATCTGTCGATCAAGTCATCACCGAAAGCGGCAGCGAGAACACCGTTCCTCCTGTAAAGGAAGCATACAACGGCCGTGTCGAAGCGAGTATTGAGGGGATTGATGATGGTTATACTGCCGCCGGCACCTTCAGCGCAAAAAGCCTAACCTTTCAAACTACTGCCGTGGAGCGTAAGCGTACCCTCGGCGACGTTGTTAAAGTTTCTTTGCGTGGCGTCTATTACCCGGATCTAAGCTGATTTTGGGCACAGGGCGGCTCTATGGCCCTGGATAAACTATTTTCTGAATCAATCGTAAATCGGGAGGACCACGTCGTCCTCGGCTGTAAGTTGCGGCCGCTCTCGCTTTGGCACGCTACAGTTTTGGAGCTAATCAATAGCCCGCTTTGGCATGGCAATAGAGGCGTCACAATTACTGACTTGCGATTGGCCACAGCAATCTGCTCTGGATCTTGGCCCGAATATCGAATCCCCAGCGGGCTTGCGCTCGTGTGGTGGAGCCTAAAAACAAGAAAAGCAAATCTGGCATTAGAGGCGGCCAAGTTTTCTGCATATATCCGAGACTTTTATGCTCCGCCTATGCTATGGGAAAAAGAGCTAGAGAAGTCAAAGGGACCGCAGTTGTGCTCACTCCCGCAACCGTTAGACATGGTTGCCTGGCTTATTCGGAATGGATTGAGCGAGGATAGAAGCTGGAGCATGCCGATCGGTATGGCCCATTGGTACTACGTTGCGTTCGCAAGGCATCGAGGGGCAGAGATCGATCTGGTCAGCCCTGGCGAACAAGAGGCGATCGAACAAGTAAAACAGAAAAGGCTCAAATAAATGTCAGCAGGCGTTAAGTTAGAAATTGACGACCGCGAATTTAAAGCGGCCCTGCTTCGCTACTACGCATCGCAACGCAAAACGTGGCCGCAAATCATTAGGCAGCAGGCGAGGTTAGTCGCCGTAAATCTATCCTATCAAACGCAGCCGTTTGGCGATTCTCAAGGCCGGATGCTTGGGGAAAACGCGGTTAAGCGTGACCTAAACTATATATTTAAACCACTTAACGAGCGCAGTCTGGCTTTCTTTAAAGAGGTGTTGGGTGGTCGTCAGATTAGGTTAAATCTACGCAGAAAAGATGGCACGGTCTGGATCACAGACATGGATGAATTTATGACTCGCGGCGGGATGAAGCCATTTCATCAAAGCATGCGATCGCCATCGCGGGGCAACGTAAAGAATGCCAGTAGCAAAAGACAAACGATGGATATCGGCAGGCATCAAGGGCGACCGCGTGGGATAGTCTCCCAATCGGATTACCAGGCTTACATTAACAAAACCGTTAAAAAAGTTGGCATAGCAAAGGCGGGCTGGGCTGCATGTGCAAAACTATTGGGAGGCACAAGAGGTATTTCGCAATGGGTTACCCGTCACGCTGGCAAAAGATCCTCTGGATCTGTCTTAGACAACACTAGCCAACAAAACCCGTATGTGATTATTGCAAATCACGTTCCGTGGATTGATAAGTGCTTGAACAGCGGGCAAATACAACGTGCCCTTGACATTCAAAAAGAGAAGATGATTCGTGCGACTGATATAGCATTGCAGAAACAAGCCGTAGCAATGGGATTCTGATTTATGGCAGAGTTAAAAGCTAAAATCGGTCTTGAGACGTCGGCCTTTCAAACGGGACTAGCCAGACTTCAGGGAAGCGTAGCTGGGTTTGCTAAAGGATTGAGCGGCGTGCTACTTGGCGCATTTGCCCTGGATAAACTTATATCGGGCTTTTCTTCAGCTATTGAAAAGGGCGATCAGTTGCAGGACATTGCCGAGAAGTTCGGCCTTTCCGCAAGCAAACTGCAAATGCTTGGCAACGCCGCATCTGTTTATGGCTCAAGCCTTGAAAACGTTTCGATGGGCTTAAACAAGTTGTCTTTAGCGCAACAAAAAGCGGTATCGGGCGACGAATCGCTACAAAAAACATTTCGCGAGGTTGGCATTTCAATGGACAAACTTAGAACGATGGGGCCAGAGGACGTTTTTCTGGCAATAGCGGATAGCTTTGCCAGTGGAGCCAACGACGGTCGCCAATTCCTGATCACTAACGAGCTGCTCGGCAAGGCTCAAACCGATCTCATTAAAGTGATGAACCAAGGTTCTGCCGCGATTATTGAGCAGGGAACATCCATAGGAGTCTGGGGAGACGAAACCATTGCCCGGTTATCTGCGGCATCCGATGCCATTAAAACCTTGCAAAACTTATGGACGGTGGCGTTTGGGGCTATTGCAGGAAGTATTATCAAAGCGACGGCTGCGCTCTCTGGTTTTCTTGGCTTAACAAGCATTAGTCAGATTTTGACGCCTTCGCCTATCGCTAAAATTGAGGACGGAAAGCCAGGCGGCAAAACAGAAGAGATGGAAAAAACGCAGGACAAGATATACGAAAACCTAAAAAAGCAGTTAGACATCGAAAACAAGATTGCCGAAAAGGGAATGACGCAAGAGCAGATTGCGAAGCGATTGCTTACTACCTATGCCGCACTTTCCGCTCAAAAGAAAGAGGCGGAATCGTTTAAGACTGAGGGAGGCGATCTGCTCGCAAGCCAGCTCGGAGTAGAGATGGCACAAGTTAAAGAACGCTTATCTGGGATGAGTGAAGGCTCTGCATCTATGCAAGTCTTGGCCGATTCTCTTCAGCAGGTCGGCGGTGGCGGAAACTTCGCCCAAGTGGGCAGCAGCCTGGCGAATGAGTATCTGCGAGCAATTAAGGACAGTTCAGCAATATCAGCCAGATCATTGCAAAACATGGTCGGGAATAACCGTGGATCAGTAACCCCAGTAGGAGCACAATAATGCCATATTACGAACAGCCAGGCCGGACAACATCAACCGATAAAGACGGCATAGCGACAGTAACCGTCATTTATGTTGGCACTGAAGAAGCTTCAGTTCCGTCAGATATATCTGGAACCGTAAAATCTAAGTCAGTCACTAAATCTGAAGCTGGTCAAATACGCACGCAGTTTCAGATTGAAGCAGATCAGGCATCTGGCGGCGGTGGTGGTGGGACCGCTTCTCCCTTTAGCGGCGGTGGAGCTTTCGAGTTTGTTTCCGCTGTTCGCACTGTGCCCATTGAGGCGCATCCAAACTTCGGCGGCTCACAAATCTCTGCGGGTGGCTTTATTAAGCCAGAGGATATTAAACTTATTAAGGACACAGTCCAAACGCCCGGCAAAACGTTCGACGAAATATCGGATCAACTTATTTCTGGGGATCTTGGCAGATGCAGGAGTTTATACGGTTATCTGGCTTGCGGAGTTGAATCGTACTACGTGCCTTCCTTGGTTGTTCGCAAGACCTACCAAGCATCTAGCCCGCCTTCTACTGGTAAGGTCGGCAAGATTGGAAGCCCCGGCATAGGCGTTTCGGGTGCACCCAATGGGGCGACTTTTCTTTTGGTCAATGTGTCGGCAAGAGGCACGGGCGGATCTTATACGGTTACGGAAGAATATGAGATGAGCGGCGAAGGCGGCTGGGACACCTTCCTCTACACCTAAAAACTTTGACAAGGCGTAACGATAAACTATGAAGTCCCTTTACGTTGACCTAGACAACAACAAGCTGCTGGGCGGCCCGCTAACTACTCTTATCGCAAGCCGCGAGGTTTTCTACTCTGGCAACACGGAAACAATCAATGTCGACCTAATCCAAAGGGATTCTAACTCAGCCTTACTTAACTACGCTCCCGCCACTGGCACGACTCTCTCAATGGTGGTAGGCATTCCCGGCACCGTAATAAGCATCCCAGCTATGATTCGCACTACGCAGGCGGGGATTACGGCCACCGCCACCGCTTCGCTTTTTAGCGCGGTCACCGCCACCGCTACTGTTGCAAAATACAGCACTGTGACCGCAACGGTTACGGCCTCACTGTTTGGCAACATCACGGCACAGGCAACGGCCGTCGTGACTAGGGGAACGGCGTGCACGCTTTCAATGACTACAGTTACCGTTAGAACTCCATCCTTCCAAATTGGATTTGTGAGTCGGGGTAGTGCAGCTACGGCATCCATTTCAACGGCAAGCACAACTAGCCAAGCTATTCCTGTTAAAAGCAATTTGCCGCAAGGGCCGGGTGACGCATTTATTGAGATTGTGGATGTAGGCACTGGTCTTTACGGTTCGCCACAAGTCTACTACGCCAATCCTTGGAATAATGGGGTAACGGCAGCTTTTGAGACGCAAAACATCACCAGCCAATGCATTTTTGAAAATGGAAAGCTAATTTCCATAGATTCTTCCTTTATTAGTTCGTTAGTTAGTTTTGATAATCTAGACTTTGTTGGTCCACTTCCAGTCGGAGAAAACCCCGGAAATAATGTTTATACTGGAAACACCACAACGGTCAGCGCATCTGTAATTGTAGTTCCTGACCCAAACTATGTTTTTTCTGCCGGAACGGTAACTGTCGCATCTGCAGGTACCGGATTTCCCGATGGTGTAAACATTCCCTTTTCAATTCCTTCTGACGAACCAGACGGCCTGCCTTGCACTGGATTTATGCGTGCGGTAAATGGATCTGTCGTTTCGGTTGTCTCAATTTCTTCGCGTGGCAGCCGCTTTACGTCCTCCACTACATCCGGCAAAACGCACGGCGTTGTGCCGTCCTTTAAGTTGTCGAGCATTTCCGTTACTTGCGCCGGGGCTGGCTATTGGGATTCCGCCCCTAGCGTCGTGATTGATGACCTTTTCTATGATTCAACAGTTCCGGGGGCCACGTTTGCTGCGGCCTCTGCGGTTACCGCATCCGACGGATCGGTCAGCCTTCTGCTTTCCAACGCTGGCTACGGCTACACCACGGCTCCGAATATCCGTATCGCTGCCCCTCGCATTTCTGACGGCCTGAGAACCGTTACTCTCACCAATACTCCTACTGGCTACGATGACGGCTTATATAGCTGCACAGTATCTGCCCCTACGGCTGGCACGACCGCAGCCGTTACTATGAGAGTAAACAGCGGCGTCGTCTCGTTTTCTATTATCAATCCAGGCGCGGGCTACGTTAGCACTCCTTTGATTGCTTGCCCCGCCCCAAACTTGGGCAATTCAATCCAATCGATTACTATTACTTGCGCTGGGATTGGATACACAACCGCTCCAACTGTCACTGTTTTCGGTGCTGGATCGGGTGCTGTAGGCTCGGCAGTTTTAGGTGCCAATGGCTCGATTTCCTCTGTGCGGGTGGTTTCAGTAGGGACGGGATACACGGGCAGCGTGACAGTCGGTTTTGCCAGCCCGAACAATCTCGGCAAAGTGCAGTCAATTTCTATCGCAACTTCTGGCACAAACTACAATACCGCCCCGCTGGTTACATTCAGCGGGGGAGGCGGATCTGGCGCAGCGGCTACCGCGTCTGTGTTAAATGGCGGCATTAGCACCATCAGCATAACAGACGCAGGATCTGGATATACTACCGCCCCGACAGTCACGATTGATGCAAGCCCAAGCCGAACGATATTTGCTGGCGTGCTTACCGTTACCACTTCCTTCGTTTCCTCCATCCTTCCTTCCACGGCCGTTACCATTCAAATAAACGCCGCCTCTACGATTGGAGTTAGCACGCTCCTGCAAGTGCAGGGAACCGTGGCGGCAACGCTCTAAAATGCCATCAGAAAAGCCCGACAGCTTCCAGTGCGGGCCGTTTGAGGTAGCCAGCAATCCGAACGTATCGCAATTTGTAGAAAAGCTAAATCGCTTGCGTGAGGCGGTGGACGCATGCCGCATTCAGCCTGGCGTCGGCTACACATTGAATCGATCATCAGGTGGCACTACGTTAAGCATAAGCACAGGGCAGGGTGGGGTAGTCGCAATAGATCCGTATCCGTTTAAAATATACGCCAGAAAGAAAAATAATCAGTGGGAGGCAAAAATTCAGAAAGAATCAGAGCTATATGCGCCATCCAAAAGGGACATATCTGGGCTTGATGAATGGACTAGGATTGGGGACAAGGAAGTTTGCCAAATATACTTAGAGGCAAAAATATCTAATCTCAACATACAATCTGCAAAGATTGATTTTTCTGGAGAGAGCCAATCTCTTGTAGATCCATCCGAAGGGCAGGGGGTGCAAACCGCAACCAGGATTCCACTAGGGTCAATCGCAAGGGATGGCACAATAACGCAAAGCGTTAAAACCCATGTGAGAACAAATCTGGGCTGCCTAAACGGATTTGCGTATTTGCTAATTGTGCCGTTGTGAGCACCCTTCAGTGCCCGATTGATGGGGTAAAGCATAGAGAGGAGTACCCTGGCGGCGAACAAGCATACTTAGCATCAATTCCGCAGAATCTATACCTTGCGGAAGTTCCAATCGATAACTCGATCTCGCTCATGTCTGGTAAATACAAAACATTAAATACAAGGCTAAATTACAACGCAATAACCGCACAAATAAACGGACTGTTTTTAGATGAGATACAAGCTTGCGACGACTGCGTGGGTAGCGTTACAAGACTCACTATTAACAAAACTGAAAAAAGGGAGATTGATTACAGTCCATGCCAAAAGCAGGGAATTTATGTTCCAAATACATCATTAGACTCAGAATTTTTATACGAAAGTAGCGAGAAAAACGTCGGCGGAAGCATCGCATGCCCAAATGGCGCCATTCAGATTGAAGAGATTATTCAATCACTTCAAGAGGACAATCAGTCGTCATATTCCGTAGAAATGACAATTCGGCAGACAGGATACGCAAAAAAGCCTTTTTACCATGATTACATTTTGGGTGTAAATAGGCAGAAAGGATCTGGGGCAAGGGCCACTTTTAGAATCGGAGACTTTTCGTTTAAGTGCGATTACAAGCTAGAAAGCGAGAATATCAACGGATTTATCGGGCCGACGCAGTGCTTTTTAAGAATTGTTCAAGAGAATGCCTACGAATTTGATGCAATCTTTGAAAAATGACCACAACGGATGCTTCATCTATAGTCGCTCGCCTTGGATTGGCTGATGAAAAACTCGCACATAGCAGGCTAGAGATATGCGGGAAGTGTCAGCACTACAGCAATTATCGTTGCGGCAAGTGCGGCTGCTTTATGTTTATAAAAGCACGCATTAAAAGCTTGAGCTGTCCGATTGGCCTATGGGGCGTCTTTGACAAGGAATGAACTGAGATCCACATGGCCGCCCCTTACAACATCACGATCGAGCAGGGAACAGACTGGACGCGCGATCTGTTCCTCACTACCGCCACCCAGGGGGCGATCAGCCTAGCTGGCCGGACGTTCACCGCTCAGATCCGCCAGATGCCAGGAGGCACGGTGGTAACGCAGATTGCGACGAGCGTAGTGTCCGCGGCCGGTGGCCAGCTCCGCCTTTCCGTCACGTCAGCGGCCAGCCTGCTTGTGCCTACCAGCGGGGCGAAGTATGACCTAGTCCAAGTCACTAGCGCTGGGATTGCGACCAGGCTGCTGGAAGGCGCTGTGACATTAAGCCCAAGGATAACCGTACCATGAGCGATATTTACCTACAGATTACCGAAACACCCACCGTAGTAACATTAAGTTCGCCTGTTATCTCTGGGGCACTTTCATCGACCGTCACCGTGGCCAACACCGTGACCGTGGCATTGGACGCAAGCAGCCTAAGTGCGTTAGAAAATGTGACTGTAACTGTCGGGGCGGCAATTACCGGGACAGTGACAGTTAGCAACAGCGTGACCATTGGCTCACTCCCAGCCATCTCTGGCACGGTTACTGCAAACACATTTACTAACCTAGACTGGATTTATGTATCTGGAAATTTCACCTATACCTCTGTTAACGGCACAACTCCAACCTTATACTTAAACACATATTTCAAAAGAACGGGGGCAACACAATGGAGCAGTTTTAATTACAATTCTACTGAAGAAAAATGCACAGCAACAATTACTCAAGCAGGGCAGGGACAACAAGATGGTTTTTGGGCTTTGAATGTAAGTTATGATGGACTTTCTGGGGATGTTTCATCTGCGGGTGGAACTCTTGCAACTTATTCCTTTGCGCCACCGTCTATATACTCCGAAATCCCACCCAAAACTGGATGGTCAATAAACACGGCAGAAGGATTTTCTGGAAGTGTTACAGTTTTATACGAACAGCCTAATATCATTCCCATCTCTGGCACAGTCACCATTGGCTCTGCCATCCCCGCAGGCACAAACCAAATCGGCTCTGTCACCGCATCTATCAGCGGAACGGTTCCCATCAGCATCTCCTCCGTCACGGTTGGTAATTCAGTCACCATCGGCTCGCTTCCTGCGATTAGTGGGACGGTCACCGCCAGCTCATCCAACGGATCTCTAACGACGAGATTTGGTTCTGTCACTACTGCAAACACGGCTTTTGCGACATCTGCTGTAACTAACGCAAATAGAAAATATCTTTTAATTCAGAATGTAACTACTGCTTCAAATGTAATTACAATCGGAATTGGCTTTACACCAACCACCACCCAAGGCATTCAGCTTTCCTCTGGGGCAGGGCTAACCTTTGAAGGTAGCTACATCCCCACTGGTGCAGTTAATTTATTGTCTAGTGTAACAGCCTCTTGTTTCACCATCTTGGAGGCGTAAGTGGGGTTCTTCGCCACAAGCGGAATCCTTAATCGCAGGGGGGTCTTTGGTGGTGCTCAAGCTTTTAGCCCATCCAGCATCGCTGGCCTTTCTTTTTGGCTAGACGCAACAACTGGATTATTTGACGCAACTAGCGGTGGAAATCCAGTTACTACGGATGGAAGCTCTGTCGCTAGATGGGAAGATCAAAGCGGGAACAGCCGTCACATTACTCAAACAACGGTGGGTGCGCGGCCAATCTTAAAAACAGCAATTCAAAACGGAAAGAACATCATTCGTTTTGATGGAACAGATGACATTTTACGCCGATCAGGGGCTTTTGTTCACGCTCAAGGTGCGGCAACCATATTCGTTGTCGTGAGTGCAAATACGGCAGTTAATAATCGACGACTGATGAACGAGGGAAGGACGGCCAACACAACTTCTCTATATATGCCAATAATTTCTACTAATGCCACCTTGTTTCAAGTATTATATCGACTTGATAATAACACAATCCCACTAAATAACGTAAGCTTTGGAACAGCCTTTAATGGAACAGGATTCAAGTTGGTCTGTGCATTAGACAGCGGAACAAACTTTGCTGGTTTTATAAATAAGGTAACAACAAACAATCAAAACTATACAAGGGGTACAGTTACGCTAGATACTTTTGCGATTGGTGGTTGGGCAGCAAATGTCGAAAGAGATTTTTTCCCTGGCGATGTGGCAGAAGTTGTAATTTACAACACGGCACTAGGCACTACCGACAGACAATCAGTAGAAAATTATCTCTATTCAAAGTGGGGGATAGTCTAATGCCACTCCTTCTTATTGCTCTCTTGCTTTGTTCTTGCTCGCCCAAGCCAGTGGATAATAACGCCCTGCCATCCACAAAATATCCCAACGTACCAACCATGGGAGCAGCCGCGGACGCGGGGAAGGCAAAGTGAATGACTGCGCCCGACGATTGCAACACGCCCGGCTGGCGTGAATTTACTGCCAGCCTGCGCTTTTTAGAGGCAGAGGGATTCATCGTTCGCTGGACTGACGCCCAGGGTAATGAGTGGGTTCGGATCGCGGACGGAGCTGAGAATGCCACGCTATGAGCACCGACCAAGTCGCTGAACTTTCTGAGCGGTTAAGCCTAGTCCGAGAATCTATAGCCCGGATCGAGACCCGCCAGTCGGTCATTTTGGATTTATTAGAACGCTCCCAAGCCAGCCTAGGCGAGTACCACGGCCGTCTAACCAACATGGAACGCGACGCTCACACGATTAAAACAAAACTTTGGCTAGTGGCTCTCGTATCCGGGGCAGTAGTCAGCACCGCTTGGGAGCTGATCAAGCGTCGGTTCAGCCTTTGACACCCCGCCAGGGGCATGGAACAACTAATCCCCACCTTACTTAGCGTCGATTGGCTTGGCGTGCTCGGAGCCGTTACCGCACTCCTGACAGCGGTTATCGCAGTAGCGTCCTTTATACCCGGCGACCAGCCTGAGAAAGCCCTGCAAGCCGTGGTGGACGTGCTTTCGCGATTCTCACGAAAATAGTCATAAATGATCGCCGGCATATTAACGGCGTTAGGCGGGATTATCGGGATCGTGCTCTGGTTCTTAAAACGCAAAACGCCGCTTCAGCGTAACTTTGAAGCAATCGAAAAAGAACGCCGCAACAGGCAAAGAGACATCAATGACTGGTGGACGAAACGCCCTCCTACTGATTCTTAGCCTTGCGCTGTGCTCCTGTGCGACCACGTCCCAAACGCAAGACGGCCC